AATTTAGTTGCTTTTTCTATTTTTAATTTTAATCCTGCTAATAAAGTTTCCATAACTAAATCAGAAAAACAACTAAATGTTCCAGGAACTTGACTATCTTTAAATGTTCCCCAAGATTCTTCAAATGGTGATATTAAATGTTTGTTAAGTAAATAAGCAGTAGTGTTTCTTTTTAAATTAAAATAATGATAGATAAAATTAGCTAACTCTTTTGATATAGCTTTTTTAATAACTAAATATTTTTTTCTTCTAAAAGACATTATACGTATGGATTTCCACAAGACCATAGCACTAAACTAAATCTATTTCCAGATGTAACTGGCGCAACTCTGTGCCACACATAACCAGGGAAAAAAATCATAGTGCCCTTTTCTCTTGTTTCAGGTATTGTTGAAATTGTATCCTCTGCTGAATTTCTAAATTTAAATTGTAAATCTCCTCCCGTATAATCGTTTGAGTTAGATAAACATAGTGTCATTGATATCTTTCTAGTTAATCCAGACAGACCTTCTTTTTCTGGAGGATAAGGTTCGTTATAACTATCACAATGCCAATCATAAGTCTCATTTACTCCATAGTGTGTAAATTGAAATTTCTCTGCCGTTGATATTTGATAGTTCCATCCTGCTTGTTTATTAGCTAAACCTAGCCATTGAAATATTTCTCTATATATCCAAGGTTCTTGGACCCAAGCAACTTTAGAACGTCTAATCTGTCTTATTTGTTCTAGTTCTTGACTCGTAACGTTTTCGATTGGAGCTCCTCCGGTAAGGCCTGGTTGTGGTTTTAAACTCATACCAAATTTTAAAATATCATCACAAACAGTTCTAGGTAAAGCTTTTGGGAAAACCCAAAATAAATTCTTATTCATTCTTTTTCCTTTATATACTACTTATTATAAAATCCAAGCAGAAGTCGCGCTATCCCATCTCATCTCAATTCCATCATCAGTTTTACCTGACCAACCTTGAGTAGCATCATCCCATTTAAAAAATATTTGATCACCTGGGTCTGTGTTTGTAGCTCCAGCTCCTGTCCAATAACTAACTGTTGGATAACCTCCAGGTGGCTGCCAAGCTCCTTTATCATCATCCCAAACCCAACCGTTCATACCTGTTGAAGTTTTTGGATGGTAGAAACAATCTTTCTCTGCGTTGTAGTACATACCTCTACCTGCAAAGTTTTTTCTAAAAGCTTTTGACTGATCCTCACTTGGTTCTCCATCAGAATTGTAGTGAACACCAAAGCCAGTATTGTAGGATGTTTGTTTCCAATAATATTCGGAGGGATCTGTTTTAAATGTTGTTTGACACCAAGTCTCTCCTCTTGTGTCTCCGTTGAAATCTACTTCTTGATTTGAAACTACGATAACGTGCATTACCTTGTTGTCAGAAACTCTTATTTTTGCAAAATTAGCCATTATAATGTTAGCGTCCCTGACACTGTAAAAGTTACGACAGTATCACTGCCCGTTGTAGCAACTGTATTATCACTTGGCGCAACTGCAAAAGTGCCTGGTTTATTAGCTGTTGGAAATCTTAATATAACTACACCTGATCCACCTTTACCGCTTGTAGGTTGTTGAGCACCTTGACCTGGTCCTCCGCCACCTCCACCGCCAGTGTTTGCACTAGCAGAGCCACCTTGACCTCCTGCAGGAGCTCCTGCTGCTCCTCCTCCGGATCCTCCAGAACCACCTGATCCTGGGAAAGCGAAACCACCTCCGCCACCACCTCTAGTGACGTCTGATCCTGTAATTGAATTTGGTGATCCATTACCTCCAGCTCCTCCAGAGCCTGGTCCACCATTACTACCTGCTTGAGCAGCTCCACCACCGCCGCCACCTGAGTGTACGTTAGGAACGTTAAAACCTTGTCCACCATCATTACCTTGAGGTGGAGATACTGGTGGAACATTACCTGATCCACCCTCACCATCGTAGCCGTAGCCTCCGCCACCGCCGGATCCTCCTGGTTGTCCTTCATTTGGAATCCACGCCCAGCTTCCTCCAGCGCCACCGCCGGCAGCTGTAATCGTAGAAAAAGTTGATGGGTTTCCTGATGGGTTATATGGACCTGGTGCTGGTGTTAGACCTCCAGTTCCACCTGATCCTACTGTAATTGAAAGAGGCGCAGTTATTGTAGTTGTGCTTCTTTGAGGCACGCCGTAAGAGGCTATAAAACCTCCGGCTCCTCCGCCGCCTCCTAGTCCTCCTGAAGCACCACTCTCGTAGCCTGATGCTCCGCCTGAACCTCCGCCAGCTAAAACTAGATAGTCTACACCATCTATTTTTTTCTCCGCTGATCCAGATCCGAAACCTAGAATTTGATATCCAAAACCTGCCATTTATTCTCCTTATACGTCGTTAGCAGCGTCAGTAGTAAAGAATAATTTAATTCCTAATAGTTTTGCATCAGCTGTTAAAGAGTCTGCTGATACATCTCTTGTTATTTGGAAGTAAACTTCCTCATCTGTGCTAGGAGATCCTGCTATTGTAACTGCTCCGCTTTCTGCTGTAACGTCTAAATCGTTTGCTGTACCACTATGTGCTTTCGCTGTTGGTGCTACTCCTGTTCCAAAAGAAGCATTAATTGTGTCGTTATCCGCACAAGCAACACCTGCTAATACCCAGGATACAGTACCTGTATTTGTAGAATCTGCTGTAAAGAATGCTTGGAAAGTTATTGTGCCTTCGTTCCAAGATTTTGGAAAGGCAACAGCAAATTGTGCATTCTCATCTGAATCTTTGTCAAAGTCTAAAGTTTTAATTTCAGGTCCGTTTGATAATTCAACCTGAGCAAGATCTGCACATCCATTTGTAGTGTTAGGATACATAGCAACTGCTGGTATCCAAATAGATTCTTTACCTGCAATTTTAACTGCCGATACGTTTCCATCGCCATCTTCAGCTTTAATAACTCCTGACCCTTTTGTTTTTAGATCAATACCAATGTTAGTATCACCTCCAGATGCTGTGATTGATGGATTATTACCTGTTGCAGCATTTGCGTACGTGACTTCATTAACAGCTGAACTTGTAGCTGTTAAAGTAATTAATTCATTTCCATTTGTATCTTGAATATTTGTTCCAATTTTTGGAGAGGTTAAAGTTTTATTTGTTAAAGTTTGTGTTCCAGTTGTTGTAACGTCTCCATCACCAAAAGCTAAAGTAATAATGTCCGGATTAGTTCCATCATTTGCTGATGCAAATACTAATTGATCTCCCTTATCTGTAGATGAAAAAGTAAAACTATCACCTGATCCAGACACATATTTAAATTGTACTGTGTATGCACCCGATGTTGAATTTCTTAAAAAGTAAAAAGTTTGTACATCTAAAGGAATTGTAACAACTTGGTTTCCTGTAATTGTACCTGTGAACTCAATCATTCTGTGAGATAATACAGCTCCAGTTGATCCATCAGATACTGATAAAGTTGTAGTCTGTGCACCACCTGCTATTGATTGTTGTGTAAATCCACCAGATATTTGTTCGATAATTTGTAAATTTGTATTAGTTTTTGTTCCCCACGTTCCCGCGTTTTCACCGGTTGCCTGAAGTTCAACTCCTAAAGGTGTATATGTTGAAGCCATTTTTTATCTCCTAATTTTGCTTACGCAACATCTGTATAGCTAGTATTTGAACCTGTGTCAATACTTTGATATGCCTGAATTCCAAAGCCTGATGAAGTTCCAAAAGCAGCTACATTTGACGTTGCTGATAATCCAGTTAACGCTAAATCTAAACTTGTGTCAACTGATAATGTTCCTATACTAAACGTTGCAGACAATCCAGTCAAGCCCATAATATCAGCAGGCGCTAAAGATCCTACACTAGAAGTCATGCCAAATCCATTTGGTATAATTATAGGATTTGAAGTCTCGTCCGTGGAACCTAAAGAAATAGTAGCAGAAACACCAGTTATATCATAAGCCGTTTCTATGACTACTGATCCAACAGAAGATGTTGCACCTACGCCTGTTGGAACCATTACGTCTGTTGCAATCACTGATCCAACAGAAGACGTCGCTGACTGACCAGTTAAAGTTAAAGAAACATCACCAACTATTGTAGGCGAGCCTAAACTTGATGTTCCAGAAACTCCTGTAACTCCCATTACATCCGCAGGAGATAATGAGCCGACAGAAGTTGTTGCTGATTGTCCTGTTAATAATACGTCACCTTGTATACCCCAAGCATCATCATTCCAAGCAGCTCTGCCCCAACCAGTGTTAATCTCTCCTGTCGCTGTAACTGTTCCAATGCTTGTTGTTAAACCAATACCTGTTAACTCTAAGGATGTATCACCAACTTGTCCCCATTCACCTTCGTTCCAAAATCTACCACCCCAACCTTTTTCGTTAAAAGCCTCTAAACTTCCAACGGAAGATGTCATTGATAGGCCAGTTAAAGTTAAAACAGGATTATTACTGTCGCCCCAAGATTCTGAGTTCCAAGTATTTCTACCCCAACCATTTAATGTATAAGATAAAAGACCTGCAGCATTTAAAGATGTTGTTAATCCAAGTCCTGTTAATTCAACGCCATTGTCTGTAACTGCGCCCCACTCACCATTACTCCAAGTAGTTCCACCCCAACCTTGGGCAGGCACACCCATGTTTGTCCCATCACCAACGGAAGAAGTTGCTGATTGTCCTGTAACTGAAACTGAAACAGTGTCTTGAGCACCCCAAGAGTTATAATTCCAACTTAAAAGACCCCAAGTGTTTGAAGTTGGAGTGTTTGCTTGTCCACCCATACCTGAGTGATTGGTGCAATAATAATATAAAGTTGGTGCGGAGGCTGCGACTGTAATTTGTGTGTACGCTCCAGCGCTCCCTGGCGTTCCATTTGTGGTTACACCGGTAGTATATTGAGAGCCACCGCCGTGTGTTCCATCACTGGTCGTTGAAAATCTTAAAGGGTGATTGCTATTTGAAGAATCAGACTGATCAAAAATATAAGTATAACCTTCACCTAAATTAACAGTGTCTTGTTGCACGCCATCGATAGCATATTTATTTCCAGAGCCAGTAGAAACAACTGTTACTGCAAGCGTTCGAGAATAACTACTTATGGGAGTGTTAGCTTGTCCCCCCATGCCAGAATGATTAGTGCAATAATAATATAAAGTTGGAGCGGAAGTGGCTACGGTGATTTGCGTGTACGCTCCAGAACTTCCTGGCGTTCCGTTTGTGGTTACACCTGTTGTGTATTCAGATCCACCACCATGCGAACCATCTGATGTTGTAGAAAATCTTAACGGGTGTGAACCGTTTGATGAATCGGATTGATCGAAACGATAAGTTCTACCTTCAGCTAAATAAACGGTATCTTGTTGAACACCGTTAATAAAATATTTATTACCAGAGTCGGTGCTAACAACCGTTACTGTATAAGTTCGAGCAACGGACATCCGTTAGCCTCCCTTACGCTATTCTGATGATCGCGTTTGATGCGTCTGCTGTTGGAAACTGAATTGTAAAAGTACCACTCGTTACAGTTTTGTCAGAACCAAAATCGATTGCACAAACTGCTGGATCACCTGTTGCTGAGTCGTTGAAAATTAAACATCCTCTTGCCGTGAAAGAAGCAGATGTAAAACTTGTGTCAGCAAAGTCGCAAACAGCTGTTGATGAATCTAAAGTTGGAGTAACACTTGTAAGCGCATTTCCTTTTGCAGTGTATCCAGAACCAGAAACTTCGTTAGAAGTTGTGTACGCCGTCGTACTAGCTCCTAAAGATGCTGAAGATGTGTACAATGCTAAGTTAAACGTGTTTCCACTTGATGCAGTGAAATTGTGAGTGCCTGTTAAAATTTCAGTTTTGAAACTATTACAGATTGCTGATGTTATTGCCATAATTTAACTCCTAATTTTTACGGGTTTGTTGACGGAACGGTTAACCTAACTGTGCCATCTGTGTAGTCATCTCTTCTTCTTCTGCCGATCTGCTCTACACCAAACTTGTCTACTTCTTGTTTATACTTTTGTTCGTATAATGTCAACATATCTTGTGGACCTTTTAAAAAAGCGTACGTCTCCGCTAGACAGCAGTATAATAGCCCGTTAGGGAAGTTTAGACTGATATAGTTAGTCTGATTATCAGACGCTAATGTGGCTGGCATAACATTATAATGAATCCTAAATTTATATGTAGTATCAGGCACGGGAGCAAACATCAGTCGCCCTGAAGTCGTGTCTGTATTGCCTGTAGCGGCTCCAAACATGGCATAATACTTAGGTTGTCCTCTTTTTGCTGTCTCTGTTGAGGGCACATATTCTTGTAGATA